TTGGCGAATAATGCGGTACCGAGTAGTCGGAAAGTAAACGGTAAGGCGTTGACCGGAGATATCAGTTTGAGTGCCGGGGATGTGGGGGCGATAAGCTCAAATCAACTCGGCGAAATTGCCAACGGCGGAAAATTTAAGAACTATTTATCAACTGGTTTTTATCGAGTAGCTGTACCCAACCCATCGTCTGTATCTGATTTTCCTCGCGACGGCAACATGTACGGCTATGGAATTCTTGATGTACAAAACGCCAACGGAGTCATTTTGCAGCGGTACATATCGCATCACGGCGATATTGCGACGCGACAGACATGGGGTGGGCCGGAGCAATACCTACCTTGGACTATTCAATATAATACATTGAATAAGCCTACTGCTGAGGATGTGGGGGCTTTGTCAGGTAAACAATATATTAATAGTCTGACGGTACAGACATCGGCTTGGGTAAAAATTGCCGAAGTAACAATGAAAGTGATGAGCACTATCAATATTAATATTGTTGGCGGTTCAGGGTACAACGTTGGGAGTTTTGAGCAATGCGCTATCACCAATATAGTTTTAAGAACCGGGAATGGAGCGCCAGCCGGAATCAATGCAGTGATGTACACAGTTAATACTCAAGCACCTACTGACTTAGCAACTGTTAATACATCTGGTGATAACTATGATATTTACATATTCATTGGTCCTTTTGCTCAAAACATAATTTTAAATGCTTTTGTGTCAGATAATGCAACTGTTAATCAGTTATTGAAGATAGCAGAGTTATCAGAAGTCCCCAAAGGGGCGGTTAAGGGGAAAGTTTACTCTTATTTATTATCTGGAAAAGAAGATGATATCTATCCAGTTGGTTCACCCATCCCGTGGCCGCAACCAAATCCCCCATCAGGTTACCTTGCGTGCAACGGTCAAGCATTTAATAAATCCATATACCCTAAATTAGCGGCAGCTTACCCATCAGGAGCACTGCCTGATTTGCGTGGTGAGTTTATTCGTGGTTGGGATGGAGGACGTGGTGTCAATCCGGGTCGCAAACTGTTATCGGCAGAAAACGATTTATTGGCAAGTCATGAACACGGCTATCGTGACCGGTATTATATCGAAAATGTAAACAGTCTCCACGGGGCTAGCAATAAGGAGGCAACTCCAGCTGGGTATAACAACAATGTCGGCTCAAATGCTACAGATACTGATAATAATAGTTTCCTGTATATCGACAGCACGACATCACCGACCGGTGGAAATGAAACCCGCCCCCGTAACATCGCTTTTAACTACATAGTGAGAGCAGCATAATGACAGAACAAAAATACTCTTTAGAACCCGAAGTAGCCGTATTGGATAAAGACGGATTAGCTAAGAAAGCAGGCTGGATAAAGGTTTATCACACAAATCAATCAACAAGGGAATTTACAATTACTGATATTGAATATCTGATGCTCGGCGTCAGTCTATCAGCGGGTGCTTATCCCGATGCGCCAGAGCTGCCGAAGTCTGATGACTTGGCTGTTTGTAGCAGTGAAGATGGAAAGTGTTGGGAAACCGTCCCAGACTATCGCGGAAAAAGTGTTTACAACACGCAAACCCTCGCACAACAAGAAGTTACTGAGCTGGGTGAATTACCAGAAACCTTGACCTTCAAACAACCCGCAACTCATTTCGACAAGTGGACCGGTAAAGAGTGGGTCACTGACAAAAACGCTCTAAAAGCCAGCCAAATTGAACAGACTGAACAGCAACGAATCACACTTTGCCAACAAGCTAATGAGGCCGCTACTTTATTACAATATGCTGTCGAGACTGAATTGGCCTCAGAAGAAGAAAAAGTGCAGCTGTTGAATTGGAAAAAGTATCTGGTATTACTGAGCCGTGTTGATACTTCACTAGCGCCTGATATTGAATGGCCCAAAATGCCAGAATGATGACAAGTAAGGGCTGCTTATGCAGCCCGATGACAAGAATAAAACATCCTATTTTATTTGCCTTTTCCGAGATTATTCCCAACTATTGTGCTTTATGCTGCCGTTTCGTAATTCACCGAAGCAGATCACTTTAACTTTACAGGCTCAGTATTCTACCAATTGGTCGTAGATTACACCATCTGAGTGTATATTCTCAATCAAACCAGATTTTGAGATGTTTACCCCATTTTACAGTTAGGAGCATAGACAGCACTTTTTATTGGTTAACTATTCTATTTAATTTTAATACTAACAGGCTGAATATGAGGATCAGAGAAATAGATAATAATTCTCAGGGATAGCTGTTATAAACTCATCGGTTTCTTTCTTGTTTGTGTAAAACAGGGAAATAATAGAATTAAAGCCCAGCGGGCCATATGTTAGCCTGACAGGGACACAAATAAGAGTGATTATGCAGAGACCAATAAAAAGAACTCCATAAATTGCAAAAAATAGGAGAAGCCAAAATTCAATTTTATCTAGCCAAAATCTTCCCTAGGGATTATCATATACTTTTACATTACGTAATTTAGAATGAGCTGATATCTCGGTAAAGCAGAGTATTGTAAACAGGTAAGCTCTAAATACCCTTTCGTAACCTAACTATCGATTACGCAAAACATGCTAAAATTACATGGTGCAGTAAACAAGAAGTTTATTGATTCATATGTCCCAGATTTTCAACAGTTGATCAAACAGCATCTTGAGTCTGATAATACTCCAAGAGGCTTCACTGCAAAGAAATAGCCTGTTGGATATTTAAAACCCTGGCTACGTTGAATTAAAGATAAAGTAGAGTGCAGTATAATGTAGCAGGGAAATAGGCTTCCTGCTGTAGGTACTGACTACGTAACAGAGGGAAATAAGAATTTTAGTAACAAGATCATGAGACACAGCTCATAAACTTAACAGATAATTAAAGGTAAGAGTAAGCAAGAATCATGAATATTTTGATTACAAATTTTCATACAGGAAATGGTGGTGGTCATACCACATATATAATGAGTATAGTTAAATATTTTGATTATAACAAAGGGAAACTATTTATTGCTTGCCCACCAGAAAGTAGATTGTACAAAGAACTTGTCAGCTCTGGATTCAACAATGTTGTTCCACTTTATTTTTTCTGCAAACTCAATAAAGTTAAACAACTCGTAACAACCTGTAAAACCTTGTCACGTATTGCAAAAAAACAAAAAATTGACGTTATTCATACTAATGGAACTTCTGATAATAAGATCGCTATCCTAGCAAAGGTTCTTTTTGGCTTGAAAAGTAAGATAATCTATACGAAACATAATCATTATTTTGTGTCTTGGTTATCCAGAGTCAGGCTGAAAAAATTCAATGAAAAAATCATCTTCGTTAGTGACGCCACCAGAAACCAATGCTCATCTTTTGTCTCTGACAAACAAGCTATTACCATAAAAAATGGTGTTAATACTGACAAATGGAAGATTGAACGTATAATTACAGAAAAAGGAAAGATAACGCTTATCTCTTCTGCTGGGACAGCTGGGCACAAAGGTTGGTATTTGTTGATAAGATGCCTGGCAAAAGATAAAGCATTATCTGATAAATTTCGTATAAAGATCATTGGGCGTATTCCTTATCAAAAAGATATCGATAAATTAGTCGGTATTCCTTTCTATCATGTTGATGTTGAATTCACTGGTTATATCAATGATGACAAAAGGATCATTAATTACATGAAGAATGCTTCTGTAGGATTTGTTTTATCTACCAATTGTGAAACTATCAGTTTTGCTTGCAGAGAGATGATGGCTTGTAGTCTACCTATTATTGTCAGTGATTTTGGGGGATTACCAGAAAACATTGATCATGGTGTTAATGGCTGGATCACAAAAGCAGGAAATGAAGCATCAGTATATGAGATTTTAAAACTGATTGCTGGTTTATCATCTCAAGAGTTAGAAAGGCTGTCTGAAAAGGCCAGAGAAAAAGCGATTAAAGAGTTTGATGTGAGAAAAATGGTCTCAGAAACGATAAATATTTATAGTTCAGTTTATAAATCCTAAATCTTTAGATTTACGGCCTGGAGAGCAGGCCGTTATTATTTCACGCTGGTTTTTCAGGCCAGTTAATTTCTGATACTAATGAGGTATCAATGCGACTCAGTAACACTCTATACCTTTTCCATGAAAGTAATAACGTTTTTTCCTCGTTGGTGGCTATCCCTAAATCAATGGCATCTTGCAAAGGCTGAATAATTAAGTTTGCGGCAATCATCTTCTCTGATTTTTGGCCCTCTATCTGTTGTCGTTGCTCTTCCAACGTGTAAATGCGCGGGATGATTTTTTACCGTCAAAAACCCATCCCACTGTAGTATTTATTTCAGCTGGCACTGCTTCTGATGTAAGTTCAGCAACGGGCCTCAAACCGGGATAAGCCCCCTTGCCGATTCCACTGTTTCCATCAAATCAATGCTATTGAATAGTTTTGATATTTATTAGGTTTATGATAAATAAGTTTTCATAATTATGCTCCACTTCCAACTAGCCCTTGTGTACCAAGACATACAGCCTTTTCATCCAAGCGGTCCGTAGAATCAGTGAAATAGGCTACAGAGCCAATGTTGTTCAGAAAGAAAATAAAAGGCATAGGTGTATCGGTATTATGGAAAGCTATTTATCTAATGGTCGGAATTGCCAGAATAAAATAAATGAGGGATGTTTTCCCTCATTTCAAACCTCAAGCTTTATATGAAAAAAACTCTATTTTTTAGCCACTCCAATCATAATATAATTCCATTTTTCAGGAATTATTGCTGAGAATATAAATTTATCAAAAAAATTTAATACTCTTCTTTGTTTTTCTGTTCTTCCAAAACAGGAAACAAACCCTACGGTAGTATATTCAACACTTGAGAATTGATATAAATATTCATTCATATCGTTTATTGTTATATATTTCCATTCATTTCCCCATTGGATAAACTTAGATCTTAATATTTTATGTGCAGGAGATGCTAATAGGTTTTCAGCAAACCAGTATTCTCCTCCTTTCTTTAAAGATTTGTATATTTCTGATATGGCTATTTTCTGATTTTCAATATTATTATTGCGCCCTATACCGCCGATAACTGATTTAGAAAGTACAATATCCAGTTCATTTTCATATGGAATGTTTAGTGCATTTATGTTTTTATATGTAATATAATCACTAAGATTGTAATCTCTATGTTTTTGGTAAGCTTTTTTATTCGGGCCGCCAAGATCTGAGCAAATTACTCTAGCACCATTTAGTGATGCCCATAATGACAAACCACCATTGCGACTGCCAATCTCCAAAGCTTGAGCATTTTCTAAATTAACCTTTCCCTTTGAAAGCCAAAAACCTAAACATTTAGACCAACTATTAACATCCCATTCAATGATATCGTTTAAGGTAGAGCGTGGAATATTTTTCATTAGATTACACCTAGTGCTGATTGATATCGAGAAAATTCCCGATATGAATAGAAAGTAGAATTAAAGTTCGGCAGGCTATACACCAGGCCAGTAGAAATGTAAATGAGAGCTACTATACTAAGAGCGATAAGAAGAACTCTAAAAATCTTATAAGTATTATTTAGCGACAGGAAAATAGGGAATATAGTAAGTACATAACCTATTTTTAAGCGGCACCCCAAAGTTATATGATCTAAAAGACAAAAAATAAATAGCGAAATAGATAGTAACTGATTGATTATCATGATCTTTTTAGGCTGCATATCTATGCGTCAATAGGAAATCGAGTAATAGTAAAAAGTAGTTTAATTTTCAAAGAAATATAAATCAAAACCCAATATTTCTATCCGGATGAGTTATTTGTTAATACCATACTATGTATTCTTCATCATGTGAATCAGAATAATTCAATTATTTTATTAAACCTGAATACTTAGATAATTGAAATAAGATATCTTAGTGGAAAATGTAAGTACAAAAAGTACAGCTATACTATCCATAAATGGATGGTAGAAACGTGGTGATACAGAGGTTATTTATTAATGGGGTTTGTTTAGTAGGAAAGGTGAATACGTAATTAAATTCCCTATTAGTTTTATGAATAGATACGTTTCTGTTATAGAAATCCTAGATAGAGTATTAAATAATTGGGTAGTTCCCTGGAAGCTCCTTGTTTTGTTGAGATCGACTATATTACTTCAGCAGTAACAATAGTCTTTCCGGCTATTGACCATGACCGGTTCACTGTGCAGCCAAAACAAGAACAGGGCCATCTTGGCCCTGATTTCGTCACTCTCACTCTGGCTTTTCCGGCCATTCGATATCAGGAATTAGTGAGGTGTCAACACGGCTCAATAATACAAAATATTTTTTCCAGTTCAATAATGCTGTTTTCTCCGCTTCTGAGGCCAGTTTAGCATCAACGGCATGTTGCAGTAACATAACTGTTTCATTTGCATGTTTGCGCAGTGTAGCTCGTTGCTGCTCTGCCTGTTCAATCTGATTTGCTTTCAGAGCGTCTTTGTTAATAACCCACGTTTTACCGTTCCATATGTCAAAATGGGTCTTAGGTTGTTTAAATGTCAGTGTTTCTGGTAGCTCACCGATTTTTGTGATTTCTTGCTGTATGCGGGTTTGCTTATTGTAAGCAATTTTTCCGCGATAGTCTGGGACGGTTTCCCAACACTTACCGTTTTCACTGCGCCAAACCGCCAAATCATGAGAACTAGGGAGTTCTAGCGCATCGGGATAGGCCCCAGCTGATAGACCGATACCGAGCATCAGATATTCAATATCTGCGCTTGTAAATTCTCTTGTTGATTGATTAGTGTGGTAAACATTTATCCAACCTGCTTTTTCGGCTAATCCATCTTTGCCCAATACTGCTACTTCTGGTTCTAAAGAATACTTTTGTTCTGTCATTATGCTGCTCTCACTATGTAGTTAAATGCGATATTGCGAGGGCGGGTTTCGTTGCCACCAGTCTTATTTGTTTCAAATGTTTGAAACCCTGCTCCGGCCCCCGATGCTCTTCCCGTCCCCGGTTCATTTATTGTTTGATAGCTATGTGAATGTGATTTAAATTCATCAGCCTGCCAAGACAAAATCCCGCGACCACTATCAACACCTCTTCCATCATCCCAACCACGGATAAATTCCCCACGCAAATCAGGCAGTTTTCCTGATGGGTAAGCTACGGCCAATTGTGGATATATGGATTTATTAAATGACTGACCGTTGCATGTGAAATAACCAGTAGGAGCATTAGGTAACGGCCACGGGATGGGTGAGCCCACAGGATGAGTATTGACTGCCCCCCCTCTTGTAAAGTCATGATTATTTAAAAAATATGCATAAAGATTTCCATCGGGATCAATGTATAGTTGACCGACATCACTACCCGCCGTACCGATATTAAGTCCTTTAACCCACCCTGAACTTCCGTTCCCGGACCCGCCCCAGGCCCCAACATAACTACGTGTCGGGATACTGTTGACAAAAATAAATCCATTAAAAGCCCCCACATCCCCCGCACTCAAACTGATATCCCTGGTTAACGCCTTGCCGTTCACTTTCCGGCTGCTCGGTACGGCATTATTAGCTTTTTGCTCAATGGATGTAATATCGTCCATATAAACACATTCACCTCCCTGTTTTGCGCCATTATTATTGGAAAATTGAGCAAATAGCCGACCCGATGAGTTAACCCAAATCTGTCCGTAGTCGCTATCGCCAATACTGACTCCTTTTGCATAATTAATAGATTCTCTACCTTGGAACGCGCCGTTATATCCAAGAGAAGGGATCTCATTAACGGATCTCAAACCGGGATACGCCCCCTTAGCCAAATTCACCGTTTCCGACAAACCAATGTTTGTTGTAACCCGTTAACTGACAGCATTCTTTGCCAAGGCAGCTGCTTAAAGCATTAAACGAGATTTAGTATGGTAAAAATCGGATGGTTCAGCGTGTCAAGAAATAACCAAAATGGCGATTTAGGAAAGAACTTATGCATTGTGATTGAATCGCGATCATGTTTTGGGTAATAAATCAGCATATTCGCATGACCCACTTTCTTACATCATGGGACCCACAATATTCTCAATACTTAGGATGATAAGCCGACATTAAAATCCTGTGTATTGATGCTCTACTCCCTGTTTTGTGATCTAGCTATAAATACCATAACCGATACCTTCTGGTACTTCACGAAAATCGCTGAGGATAATAATGAGATTGTAATGCCTTGTTTTAGATAAACTGACGTTCTTCGATGTTGAAGTAGTTTTACATCATGACTTATCATTTTAAGTGGCTTTATCTCGCCACTATAATTGATTAACGTATGGTATAGCATGAGTTTATTTATACTTGAAAATCACAGTGATATTTCTATGCTATGTTAGTTATCCTATAATCGAAGTATTCAGGTTTATAAAAATATTATATTATTTTGATTCACATGATGAAAAATATGTTGTATGTTACTCGCAAATGGCTCAAATGGATGTAGATATTGAATTTCAGCTTCTATTTAAAAGCTAAATGACTTTTTACCGTTGCATGAATATGTTATTGGTATAGAAGTATGAAGCTTATAAAAAGCTATCTAATCAGACTGTTTACTTTTCCTTTTAACTCATATAGTTTTAGGATACGAACAGAATGGTAAAAGATATTGCGATTAACTATAGTATAGCCAATCAAGAAGCGGGCATAAGAAAATGTAAAATCTGTTAAGTCATATTGATATGTATAACATAGTATCAGCCATACCCAGCTATGATACGTGTATTATTGCCGTTGATAACGGAATGCTCAGGGACTTGTGGTTTTCCGATGAAAATCACTCCTTTTTATGAATAATGCTAATAGAATTTTTTTACTAACTACAACATATCAGTTGGCTCGTTAACTTAGTTATCACTGGTTAATTCATTGGCAATTGTAAAAAAGTAGTAAAAGGTGATTATCTATATGATGACTAAAACTAATGATACTCATGGTTGTGTTCCAAAGAGATTATCAATCGCAGTAGCTGCGCATAACCTAGAAAAACTAATTTTCAAATGTGTAAGCACCATAAAACATGCTTTATCTCAATGCGATCCTGAAGAATATGAAGTTTTGCTGATAGATGATAGTTCTTCTGATTCGACTTCATCAATCTTAAAAAAATTCTCTGAGGAGAATGAGTCCTTTATTTATATAAGAAAGGAGTTTAGAAACGCAGGTAAAGTAAAAAAATATGCGGTAGAAATAAGCAATGGAGAGTATATAACATTCGTTGATGGTGATGACTTTTTATCTGACTTCTCTATGAGAGAAATTTTAGATTTCTTAGAGTATAATAAACCAGATATATTTATCAGTAGGTTAAATGAAGTTAGAAAAGATTCAGATATAATGGAAAAATCAAAATTACTTTCTTCGGTAGAACTTCACAGAAATACAGCAATAAAAGAATTTTTAATTCATAAAAAATATCAAGCTCATCTAATAGGGAAATTTTTTAGGAAAGAACTGTTTCATGGAAATAATTTCCCTGAAGCTCCTTGTTATGAAGATGCATTGTTATTCCCTTTGTTATTGATCAAGTGTAATAATATTCACTATACTGAAATGAAGTACTATAACTACGTAAAAAGAGAGGGAAGTCTGTCTAATTCCATTAATGAAGTTAAAGTAAATATAATGGCAGAGGTTATCTTAATAACTGATAAAACTTTCGGGAGAAAATTTAGGAATCTTACAGCTTGCCATGCTATAGAGCTTATCTATAAGTATGGGGATAAATTATCAAAGGAATATTCTGATTCTATTTACAAGATAATAAATAGCTTGTCTACATTAAGATTTATATTGGACTATAACGTTAGATTTAGTTTTAAAAGAAAATTTATGAAGATAAAAAAGAAATAGAATTTCAAAGGTGAAAAAATCCGTACCCGCATTTTCTCTTATTAAAGAAAATATTGCATAATAGATAGGAATTATTCAGTATCCAAAGAATAAGATTGTTTTTTATAAAATTATATGCAATTTCATAGGAAATATTTATTCGTCTATGGGTAAAGCAGATGAGCCATAAGCACTATGTGAGAATACACGAAGAGTTGTATATTATCTTTTGCTAAAAGGTTAAAAAGGCCTTAAAATGAAACCATTTGTTATAATACTATGAGTGTAGTGATTTTTTTGTTACTATGCTAAATAATAGTGATTTTATAGAAATCGATGAGTAAATATTATGTTTTTTTCTGATTCAAGTGATGTTACCCTGGTTATTACAAGTTGTGGTCGGTTTGATTTATTAAAGCAAACCATTGAGTCATTTGATAAGTATAATTCTTATCCTATAAAAGAGGTTGTAATAACAGAAGATTCTGGAGACAAATCTATTTATTCTGTTATACCTCAGCACTGGTTACCACATTGTGAAATTATTTTAAATAATCCTAATCTAGGACAGATTAAATCAATTGATCTGGCATATAGTAAAGTAAAAACTGACTATATATTCCATTGTGAAGACGATTGGCTTTTCTATCGAGATAAATTTATCGAAGATTCTTTCGTTATTTTGAGATCTGATGAAAACATACTTCAAGTATGGCTTAGGGATTTGAAAGAGGATGTGATACTTCATTATCCATTCCATTACCCTAGTAATTTCAGAGAATTAGAAGGAGTTTGTTTTTCTACTCTGGAAAGTAATGATCCCAAATGGAGAGGGTTTAGTTTTAATCCAGGCCTTAGAAGAAAATCAGATTATGAGTTATTCATGCCATACAATCTAGCTGGTGACACGGAGATGACGCTATCAAAGAAATATGCTGAAATAGGTAAATATACAGTTATTTTGGATAAAAGTGCAGTTAGGCATATTGGTTGGGATGATCATATAAAAACAGATGAAGAGATAAAGCAAAGAAAAATCAAAAATAGACGAAAGATAAAGTATTTTACTTTTGGTGTAATTACAGGGTGCATTTTAATGTATTTGATTAAAGGATTTTAATTAATGTCTATTTTGTTTATGAGTATTAGTAAATAATTTGGGGCTGTCCTAGATAAGTAATTTGATCTAGGATATCCAAATGAGAAAAAGTCGGATTAGCCAATACAAGCAAAAACGTCTTCAGGAGCTCTTTGTGGCAGGGGCTACAGCTCGTACTGCGGCAGAGTCAGTTGTGGTGTCAACAAAACGACTTCAGCTTACTATCTCCACCGCCTCAGAGTCCTTATCGCTGATTATGTCGATGAACACTCTATGTTTGAAGGTGAATTCGAGATAGACGAAAGCTATTTCGGGAGTAAACGTAAGGGAAAACGCGGGGTTCAGCCGGAAAAGTCCCTGTTTTCGGGCTTTTCAAGCGGGGGTGGTAAGGTCTACACCCGCTTAATACCTAACGCTAAATCTGATACCTTGATGCCGATAATCACGGCGAAAATTAAGCCTGACAGCCTGGTCTATACAGACAATTTTGCCAGCTATGATGTGCTGGACGTGTCCGATTTTAAACACTATCGAATCAACCATAGCACGGAGTTTGTAGACGCTAAAAATAGTCAAAACTATATCAATGGGATAGAGAATTTTTGCAACCAGGCCAAACGTCATATGCGTAAATTTAATGGTATACCAAAGGAACATTTTGAGCTCTTTCTCAAGGAATGTGAGTGGAGATTTAACACTCCGGGTGTAAAAGACCAATTATATATTCTAAAACAAATAGTTAAGGGGAAATTATGATCGTTATCTAGGACAGCCCCTAATTTAGCTTTCATAAATTAGTCTAACCTTATCACTATTACCTGTTAGTTTTATCTAAAAATCAGGTTCAACACAAATTCTGTTTGTATTCTTCGTAGCATGAAATTCATTTGGGAATTTTATCTTCTGGTAATGAACTGTATTTCATGATGTTATTACTAAAATTCAAAACATCATCTTGGTTTTCACATATTTCATTAGACAACATTTTACAATTTTCAGATATTGTAGGCTCTTTAATACCTGTCCATTCTGAAAATAGCGTTAAAAAATTCATTGAACTTCGTTGAGAATTAATAAATTTCCGTGATGTATCGTCGTAAGAAGTAATAAACATAGGAACCTGATAGTTCTGCTTGTATTTATCGTTATGAGCAAGTCTCATTTTCTTAGTATCTCTCTCAAAGAAAGACACTCCATGATCAGCAAAATACATCAAAGACCAATTCTTCTCATTTTTCTGTACTTCATCAGTAATTATTGACAGTAAGTTATCAGTATTTTCAATACTCTGTATATAGCAAGAAACCTGCTCTGACTTAAAAAACACTTTGTATTCATAATTTGTTCGGGTACAAGCAGGAGAGTGTGATCCCATTAAATGGATAACAATTAATTTTTTCTCTTTCTTATCTTCCAGGACTTTTTTCACAATGGGTATTACATTTGTATCAGGCATACTTCTGTTAAGACCAGAACTGGATTCACCTTTTTTAATAAACAATGGAGAATCTGCCCTTGCTCCCATACTGGCAACCGGAGTATCAAATAACCCCATCGAACCTTGATTTGATATCCAATAAGTATAAAAGCCAGCTTTTTTCGCCAGTGTAACAATATTATTACTTAAAATCTCTTTACCATCTTTGACCATTGCTAGTGAGTTTGCCAATGATATCTGGGTTGATGGACCTGCTGAGATATAATTTGTAAAAAGTGTCCCATTCGCAGTGCTCATAAAAGGCGTATTGTGTATCGGGAATCCATACGCATTCATAAAATCTTTACGTACACTTTCCCCAATAACAACGACGTAAGTGTTATATTTGGACTGTGCTGATACTGTTCCCCATGTATCTTTCTCTCTCAATATTTCCTGCATTTTTTTGTATTCGCTTTTTACCCTTATAAAGTTGATAGTAACATCTTTGACTACTCTGATTTCAGGAAGACCTGAGTCAAAGATATTAAACTCTTTTCCCTGTATAAAGGATTTTAAAGGGTGGTGTATTATCGTGATTAATGCAAAAGAAAATAGAAAGACATTAACCTTTTTATATAAATTAATGCTTACCTTTAGCGATAAAAAACAAAATATCAAGATAAGCGCACTAAAAAGATAATGTTCAATTGGAATAGAAGAGATAAACTCACTGGCTTCTTGTTTATTTGTATAGAATAATGAAAGAATTGAGTTGAAGTTTGGTGATCCATATGTCAGCCCTACAGGGGCATAAATGAGAGTTGTTATGCCAAGAACGACAAGAAGGACTCTATAAACGGCAGTGACCTTGTTTAGCAATAGGAAAATAAAGAATACAGCGAATACGTACCCTATTTTTAAACGATAACCCATAGCGATATGAGCTAAAAGACAAAAAATGAAGAGTGCAACAACTGGCAATAGCTTGATTAGGTGGTTTTTTATAAATTTCATATTTATATATCAATAGGATATCAAATGGTGGTAAAAGATAGTTCGGATTTCAAAAGGCTAAAAACTGGGATTCAATTTATTCATCTAGCCAAATTTTCGATACTATACTATGTATTTTTCGTCATGTGAATAAGAGTAATCTGATATTTTTAATTGGAAAACTCCTAACATAGGACAAATTGGATGATGTAGAGATACTACTGTATAGTAGTATTCCAACATAAGGAAATAAAGCAATATAATTCTTAGATGTACGGATATAGCTAATTTTTACCGTATTTAATCCCATTTAATATTTTGAAAAGCCGACTTTACAAGGATCGTTGTGAGTTAATAAGTTATAGAAGACATTGTTAAACAGGGGATGGTTATCCCGCAATTTAACTCATCAACGCCTAATTGATCCCCTGCAATTGATAGTAATCGGGTAAGTTTTCTCACTTTTCGCCCAGTATCTTACTCAAATTTCACGATAAAGATATCGGGTGATCTGACATAAAGTTTAAAGTGTTATCTGAGGATTTTCGACGCCGCAAGCTCGGGCATAACGTGCAAGGTATCTTACTGGCCTTGTTAATATTGTTTTCCATAAAAAACACGAAGGGTTCATTGATTAGTAAAATACCCGACCTTTTAGTTTAATATCCAAAAGACAGGCAACAGTTAAGCTATACTAATTTTGAGGTTGACGCCACACGCCCCCGCGTAGCGTTCAAGTGTCGCGATGCTGGTTCTCATCGGTTTTTTTCAACCTTAGCTACTGCGGTGATGAAAGGGCTTGCGCCCTGATTTCTGACACTGGGGTTTTTGGTGTTGAGAAACAGCCATAATCTTCGGTACACAGCGCAGGAATAACCAGACCATACGCTGTATTTTCGTCTTTCGGCAACTCAACACCTACTGAGAAAAACATGATGACCTCCAAAGTCGGCGGGGATTTAATCCCCGCAAGGTTGAGAGTGTTTCATAGTGCTCTGGCACAATTTCCAGTGGTGCAAGACGGAATTACGCCGTTCTGATTTCAGAGAGCAAATCGGGGTGACGATCTAACACCTTAAGCAGCTTCACTAAAGCTAGCGACGGTTTAGTCTTGCCATTCTCGTAGCGCGAGAAAGCATTGATACCACCGCCGAAGATTTCAGAGGCTTCTCGCTGGTCAAGTGCGAGTTTTTTACGCACACTGGCAATGAAGCTAGGATCGACAATAGCTGCGTTGACCTGCTTCGAAAATGCGCGCATTTCGCACATAACACGCTCTGATTCCGCAGCGTCCAAAACAGATTCGGAGCAGGCAGGGCAGAAGTCGCCCGTTACAGCAGAAATGATTGTGGTTTCGCCCTTGTATGTATAGGGTAGATCGCGCGTATCGTGGATAAGTTCCGCTGTGCTGCAAAAAGGACATTTCATGTTTATAGCTCCTTGAAGGACACGATCAGCACGTCATCAATGACCGTCAGCTTCAGATACACATCACCCACATGTGTGTTTGGCCGGTACACGTCTTGCCAGACCGTATGATCAGCGTAAGTCGTCATACTCTTGTAGAAATCCGCTGGCGTGAGCGCCATCACTATGGCTAGCATGTCGGAGAACTCAAGTCCCAGCTCATTCGCACCAGCTAGCGCTGTATATGTGGTACGTACTTTTCTGGCTTCGATCAAAGTTTTGACAACTGATAACTTACAATGTGGTGTTCGTTTTTCCATAAAACAAATATTAACCTACTTGGTTATTCTAGTGCAATAGATATTATAACAGATTAACCGTATCTTGATTTCCGAAACCGTTTCAAACTATTATCTGCCCACTAAGTGTGACAACCTACATTTATCAACGCCAACTTGCATTCCATTGCCATGAACCCACAATAACTGAAAATGAGAATCCATCACCAACAACGGCCTCACCATGCTTTAGGAAGGGGAGGATGTCAATACAAGGGTCTCGTTTGGAATATTAACCCGGATCTTAGCTGATAAAGGTTAACTTTTGCGGCAGCCTCGGTAGGGCGGGGAGCATCAATATCACGTAATACGTTAATCCTAATGCCCCGGTATCTTAATCAAACTTCACGATAAAGATACCGGGGGATGTGGCTAAAATTAAAGTGTTATCTGGAGTTTTTCGACACCTCAAGCTTGGGCATAACGTGCCAGGGTATCTATGCTGGCCTTGTTAATATTGTTTTCCATAAGAAATACGAGCGGTTCATCGATTAGTTAATGTCCAAGAGGTGGGCAGCAGTTAAACTATACTAATTTTGAGGTTGACGCCACACGCCGCCGCATAGCGTTTAAGTGTCGCAACACTGGCTTTCATCGGGTTTTTTTCAACCTTAGCTACTGCCGGTGGGGTAATTCCCAGTCTTTCGGCTAACTGTGAACTGTTAATGCCCGCCCTGTTTTTCATGCTCTGTATCAGCTCGTAGAGTTCCTCTTCCTGTTTGGCTGCTTCATAAGCGGCCTGAGCTCCAGGGGATGAAAGGGCTTGCGCCCTGACTTCTGACCAAGGAATGCCTTTAACTTTCATTTGTCATCTCCTCTAATCTTTGCAATGCCAGTTTTATTTCTGACGCTGGGGTTTTTGGTGTTTTCTTGATAAATGTACGGAGTATGTAAATTCGCCGGCCAGTGGCATAAGCAAAAATGGTCCGGGTAATGTCTTTATTGCCAACTCTTAGCTGGAATAACCCGTCGCGCAACGGCTCTGTTGCCGGGTACCGCAGCGTATTCCCTCTGGCTTCCAGCTTATCAATCGCCAGTACCGTTTTACCTCGCATAACTTCGTCTAGCGATTGAATCTCGTTGTTAGCTTCTTCGTGAAATATCAGTTCAAACATACATACCCCCTTTGGGTAAAGACATTAACCCGCAGGTACATTTAAATCAAGGGTTAATTTAACTCATAGGTGAACTTCATCAATCAGCGTTAACACAATCAATTTTGGGGCAATAAGAGACAAAACAAGGCTATTAATTATCCTGACTAACCAATAAGGCATAGGTTATGGTGTTAACAGAGAATCTAACCCCCCTGGAGAAAAATGTCTTGCTTGGGATATGCCTGATGAAGTTTCTGAGTTGGTAAGACAAGAACAATGCTAATTTTTTGCTGATTTATCACCCAAAATGCGTTCATAATTCCATCATGGTTAATGCATTCCTCTTTAAGTCGTTAATTTGGTTATTTATTGATACGCGGATAGGTCCGATTTTTACCATTTTTAATCCCGTTTAATGCTTTAAGCAGCTGCCTTGGCAAAGAATGCTGCCAGTTAACGGGTTACAACAAACATTGGTTTAGTGGGAACAGTAGAGCAGGCAAAAAATGCCTATCCGAAAACAGGCGGACAAATTACAGGGAAAGTTTATGCTGACGACGATATTGAAGCCAAAGGGTGGATTGGGGCGACCAAACTGTATGATCATTTTGACCATGGTGGCTGGTCGCGTGCGTACAGCGAGGCGTTTCCCCCCTCAGCGGCAGTTGTTGGCGCCTATTCCCGTGATGAGTCCAATACCAAATTCGCGTACAAAACCTCACAGGAAACCTTCACCTGTGGCAACCTGCATGTTGATGCAACGCATGACTGGTCTGGTATTGAATTCAAAAAGCCGAGTGGTTACAACACCACGTTAAACTCCAATCCTGATAACAGCGAAAATATGCTGACTATCCGGTATAGGGATAAGAAAGATGACACAATGCACTATGTGGATATACGGAAAAAATCCGGCACGATGGCGTTGGTTGAACAGTTGCTCGGTGTCGGTCAGAAATGGACTGACGTTATATCCAATCGCCGAAATAAAACAACGTACACAAATTCCAGCGATAAACCCATCATTGTTTACATTGAATCAAACAGAACAGGAGCATCAAGCCCGTTCAGTATCGATATTACAGTCAGCGGGTTGCGGGTTGCTTACCGTTGGATAAGCGTTGATGAAATTGTGTCTCTATGTGCGATTGTCCCTCCTGGTGCAACATATCGTGTTAATGGTGGCTGGGGACAACCGTCTGAGTGGGTAGTGATTAATAATTGGATTGAGCTGAGGTAATGATGAAATATTACAAATCTAAAGACAATCAGGTTTATGCATACGAGTCAGACGGTTCTCAGAACGATTGGATTAAACCGGATTTAATCCTTGTCACAGAAGCTGAGGCTATGGCGATTGCAAACCCACCACCCACACCGGAGCAGTTACAACAACACGTGGAATATGAAAAACAATACCTACTCAGGACTGCCACAGAAAAAATCGATATCTACCAGGATGCAGTCGATTTGAGTATCGCCACCAACTCGGAAAAATTCGCATTAACCGAATGGCGTAAATACCGGGTGCTGCTCAATCGGGTGGATTGTACTACCGCACCCGATATCCAATGGCCGGATGTGCCGAAGTGAGAGCAGGGCCATTGCTGGCCCTCTGAATATTTTACTTCGGCATCTCAGGCCATGTAACATCAAGAGCCAGTGAAGTATCTACACGAGTGAGTAATACCCGATATTTCTTCCATTCGAGTAAAGCGGCTCTTTCTGCTTCAGTAGCAACTTCCAAATCAACAGAGTCTTGGAGTAACGAAAGTGTTTCATTCGCTTGTCGTAACAGTGTTGCTTGTTGTTGCTTGGCATTATTAATCTGACTGGATTTCAAGAGATCTTTATCAACTACCCACTCTTTGCCGTCCCATTTGTCATAGTCGGTGTCAGGTTTCTTGAAAGTCAGCGTATCGGGCAGCTCACCGATTTCAGTTATCTCACGTTTTTGACGAGTTTTCGTATCGTAAGCGATTTTTCCGCGATAGTCTGGGAGGATTTCCCAACATTTACCGTCCATGCTGCGGCAGACAGCCTCGTCATCAGATTTCGGTAACTCTGGAGCATCAGGATAAGCACCCGCCGATAAACTGACACCGAGCATCACATACTCGATATCAGAGCTCGTGAATTCTCTTGTTATCTGATTCGAGTGATAAACCTTTATCCACCCGGCCTGAGTGGCTAATCCGTCTTTACCCAATACGGCTGTTTCATGTTCTAAAGAATACTTTTGCTCTGTCATTATGCGGCTCTCACTATGTAGTTAAATGCGATGTTGCGAGGACGAGTTTCTCTTTGATTTTCATATTCTTGAATAATGTTATGCCAGCCACCATTGTCTGTTCCTGTTGCTGCGGAAAATCCAGTTTCTCTGTGCTTACCGTTTTTCCAGTTATCATTATCCCAGTAGCCGGCAATAGCAGATACTGGTGCTTGGCCCTCTTGGTAAGACAGCACTCCACGACCACTATCCACACCGCGGTTATCATCCCATCCTCGGATAAATTCACCTCTTAAATCGGGTACTCTGCCGTTGGGGTATGCCGCCGCTAATTGCGGATATGTGGATTTATTAAATGTTTGGCCGTTGCACGCAAGGTAACCTGATGGGGGATTTGGTTGCGGCCACGGGATAGGTGAGCCCACAGGGTAGGTATTGACTGCTCCCCCTCTTGTAAAGCCATTATTATTTAAAAAATATGCATAAAGATTTCCATCGGGATCAATGTATAGTTGACCTACATCACTACCTGCCGTACCGATATTAAGTCCTTTAACCCACCCCGAACTCCCGTTCCCGGATCCGCCCCAAGCCCCAACATAACTACGTGTCGGGATACTATTGACAAAAATAAATCCAGGAAAAGCCCCTACATCCTCAGCAGAAGGCTTATTTTTTGTGTTGTAGTCCCTACGCCAACCCGGATAGTACCCTTCACCATGATTAATATAAGTAAATTGTACGCTTGCGATACCGTTTCCGCTTGTTGTCGTCGGTGTTGTAACACGGATAGTCATTGCAGATTCTACGCCCATGACTTCAACCACAGCCCCCGCAAGACAGATATTGCCGCAGCCCGTATCGTTGATTATGCGATTGTCGGCATATGACCATGAGCCTTTGCACATCCAGTATGGAACATCAAAGGCCCCGTTTTGCTTAAGCCATACAATAAACTCTTTAGTGGTCCATGTGCCACCGCCGGTATTGATCGAGCCGCTATAGGCCCGACATGCTCCTACATCCTCAACAGTAGGTTTATTTGCGGTGTTATAGTCCCTACGCCAACCCGGATAGTACCCTTCACCATGATTAATATAAGTAAATTGTACGCTTGCAATACCGTTTCCGCTTGTTGTCGTCGGTGTTGTAACACGGATAGTCATTGCAGATTCTACGCCCATGACTTCAACCACAGCCCCCGCAAGACAGATATTACCGCAGCCTGTATCGTTGATTATACGATTGTCGGCATATGACCATGAGCCTTTGCACATCCAGTATGGAACATCAAAGGCCCCGTTTTGCTTAAGCCATGCAATAAACTCTTGAGTAGTCCATGTGCCCCCGCCTGTATTGATCGAGCCGCTATAAGCACGACACGCCCCCACATCCCCGGCACTCAAACTGATATCTCCGGTCAACACCTTGCCGTTCACTTTCCGACTACTCGGCACCGCATGATTGGCCTTATTCACCGTTTCCGCTAAACCAAGGTTTTTTATAAACTCACTCTTATTAGGGATATCTGTACCATTTTGATTTTTTGCCAACCGACTATTAGCATTATCTGTAGCCCTATTCGCTTCATCATGAGCATTTTTAGCCGCTACATTTGCCGTATTTGCAAAATCATACGCGCCCTTAACTGCTCTAGGAGTCGCAGCTAAGGTTTCATTCGCACTATCAGTAGCACTGCTTAACTGTACAATCCCCTTTTGGCTTAACGTAGCATCAGCAACGCTACTTAATTTGCCTTCAGCCATTTTTCTAACATCGTTCACCGCTTTCGGCGTTGCCGCCTGATCTTCTCTGTCAGAATTTGTCGCGTTGTTAAGTTGCGAAATTCCTTTCCGGGTAAGCAAAGCATCCGGAATTTCCGCAGTAATTTTTTGTTTTAACGCCAGGTCCAATTGCGCGACGAGTTTCTCAAGATCTCCATCATCAATAACATCCTCACCCGTTTTTTCTGCAATATATTTCCCAATCACCGCAGCGATAATTGAGGATTGCCGCCACACTTTATTGAGCTGTTCACTCCTTGCTATTCCTGATTTAAATCCCTCTTCAATAAAACCTAAGCTTTCATATTCTTCTTGCGATAATGTATTCGCGTTTTCACCAGTGGCAAACGCTTTAAAGTCATTTTTAGCCATTTCTAACCCTCAACGACATGGTAATTTACCGTTATTCCCATTGGTTTAATGGAGAGATAACCCTGACGGATAATTTCTTTGGTGATAGTACTAATTGATTTACCTTTTACTGTCACAGTGAATGACATATCCAAATTATCCTCAAAGGATATGGATATGTTATGGTTTGAATGAATAAAACTCAGGATGTTATTAAGTGATTCTCCCGTTCCATCCCAGTTGTTTTCCCCTATTTTGGCTTTAATCACGATTCGGTAATTGTTGTCATCCAAGTCGATATAACTTTTGTCACTATCAAACCGATCTTTCCAGGTACCGTAATCAAATCCCAATTCAGGTATATCAAAGGAGAAGTAATAGTATTCAATCGGAGCCTGGATTGTTCGGTTTCTCCCTACCCATTCACCGATAATATCAAGCTGTTTACCCACCGCTTTATCAAGGTCAAAACTGCTAATCAGTAAGTCATTTGTTAGTGCACTTTGGTTTAATATATCAGTAACCGCTTCAAGCATTCTGACGTATTTTTTACCCTCCATGTGATACGCCGGAATCAGTTTCATATATTTATTCATTCGAGCACCGTCACTATTTTTATATTTCCAGGTGAACAAGTCGGTGCTTCGTTAAAAGCAATGTTGATGTTCGCCGAGTTTGTTGTTAATGCTGTTTTACCTGCCATCACAGACAGGACTTCATATGTCTGACTGCCGTTTTTATTGCACAAGTTTGCCGGAACAAACAGGCGGGTAACATATATGCCATCACCAATGTAAAGTGAGTTGATATAGTCAGATATTTCTGTACGAATGCTATTCCCAATATCCGAGGTGTATCCGACAAAGGGTCTAATCTGAATTTCAACGTAGATTGGCACCAGCGTAGGACGATAGAAGTTTATCGTTTTTTCATTGCCAGCAATGTCTGTGACAATTTCAGCAGTGGTGCCAAATGTTGGTATGCCCGGCGTTTTCTTTTTTAAGATGGTCTGAGCAATTTCTTTCGAGTCTCCACCATCAATCACAATGGCTATACTGTGCGCAGGTATGCCATTTTCATCGGTTTGATCCGTGTCGTTGTCGTATCCCCGATAACGTGAGACGCCATGCAAATTGGCAATCGCGCCGATTAGTCCATCCATAATGGTTTGTGATGGCAACGCGACTGAAGCCGCCTGGCGTATTCGCAGTTCTGCATCAGATTCAATTCCCCGGCCAAGGGTGGCGGCAACCGGGTTTGTCACTGTTTGCCAACCCAGGGTTGGCGTAGCAATCTGATTAACTGTGTGAGGCAGCGCGCCAATCGCGCCGGTCTGTTGACATATGGCCGTCACAATAGCCTGTCCGTGTGTGTCGATAATCACTTCATCAGGGAGTGACCAGCTGTTTCCAGCGTCATCCCGCACGGAAGCGTTGCGAATAACGGTTCCTGCCCGACCAGTTACCAATACATCCACAGTTGAGTTACTGGAGCTTTTTCTGGTAATGCCATTGATTTTGACACTGCGGGAAAGTCCTTCACCCACCGCAGTTGTCGGGCTAAATGAGTTGTAGGAGGCAATGGTGGCGTTGTTACAACCGTGAACAACGTACGCGATCAGCGACAGAAAAACCCCGTCTTTACTGTCAGATTCAACGTAAATATCGTTCCCGTAGATATCCCTGAATATCGCCTTCCAGCCATTTAAGATGGTTTGATAATCAGGCGCGTTGATCCCGTTTTTATCAATAGCAGGTAGCATTGAGGTGATAATACTTTCATACATCAGCAGTTACTCCTGTCTGTCCATAAATCGTGTCAATCGTGGCGGTAATGGTGATTTTTCTTGTGTTGGGGTTTCTTTCACTACGGTAGTGGATAATTTCTGACACGCCCTGCGTTTGCAGTATTCGCTGTCTGATAATCAGGTCATAAAAACCCGATGTGCCTTTACCCAGTACTTTGTCGTAATCGGTTCCCTCCCGGTCATCAAGAAACCATTCGCCACTGCGCAGCATCAGGCGGGTTTTTACCGCCTGCGCGACCGCTTCCGGTGAGTTGATAAGAAAACTCGCGTCTCCACGACCAAATACATAGTCGTTATCAATTTCTCTTCTGTATCTCATTGCGGTTTCCTCGTGCTACCGCTACCGGTTTGTACACCACCGTGCGTATGGTTCATCAGGCTTATGCCACCCGCGGTCAGATCGTTGTTCACCGCGACCGGGCCTTGCAGGGTTGCTGTTCCACCACCCGCCCCCATTCCCTGCGATAAGTTGCCGTTAATGGTGACGTTGCCGTTCAGGGTGATTTCAGGTGAGGTGATTTCAGTACCGCCATGTGCAGTAGCAATGAGTTTTGCCGGTGTGATCACGGTGACATTATGGCTACCGGGATCGAGTTCGATATAAGCCGCGCCATCATCACTTCTTAGCTGCGCGGCGCTGATGCTGATATCGGCTATTTTTTGTTGCTGGGATTGTGGGCCAATAATCGCAAATCCATCGGACAGGTTGTGTTGCCGGGGATCTACCGGCTCTTGTATGCCGCCGGATTGCCACCAGTAATCAATACAGCGATCAGCAAATACCACCAGGCATTCATCACCCGCTTTTACCGGGAACGTTAACGTCACACCTCCGCCTCTTGGAAATATAACGGGTACATCGACTAGCAGCGGCAAGGATACGGATTCCAGTTCGCCGTCTTTTTTCCTGATTTTCCATCTGATGGCGGGTTGTGCTGTTACGGTGACCGCGTCAGCGTTAAATGATTGAATAATGCAGGGTAAAGAGACATACAATCCGGCGCTAATGACCTCTTGCATAGAAAAAAAGACCGCTTCGGGTCTATTTAGTCGTTCATCAGTATTTATCATCAGGTGTTTGCCTTATCTTTATCGCTCATTAATTTTTTCAGCAATGTGTGATCGCTTTTGGCAACACACATCATCTCCATGTACCAGTCGGTTCCGCGGGTGTCGCCGGAATAATTTACGCTGAAGACGATGTAATCACCGTCAGAATCCAATGCTGACGGTTGCTGTTTTGCATCTTTATGATTGTCAGATTTAGATGTTTCATCGCCAGAAGGCTCAACCGGCTTAATTGAGCGGTTATCCAGTCTGATTAATGTGCCGGGGCCGATATTGGGATTAATTAGGCATTTAACGTTAATACCAGCGCCGATGGTCTGTTCAGGCATACCAATCAGACCGGTTTTTAATGTAAGTACAACCGCCTCTGTCAGATATTTATTCCTGGGCACAATATGCAACTGGTTATCTTCGTAACGCCAGTTAGCATCACACTGCTTTGCCAGATTAGAAACTTCATTACGGTGCATACCAAAAAGCACTTTTCCCCTAGGGGATGCTGATTTGCGGAATTCCGGGCGCAGACCTGCGGTAATGCCATATTTGGCAATATCACGCATCAGTAAATGGTCTAAGTCTGCTTGCGAATACCCAGCAGCAATAGTGGTATTTACTGTCGCGTAATTGTGTGGCTCATCCCCATCCGCAGCTTGAATAACAACACAGGTATCGGTTGCACTTTCTCTCTTCACATGTGTGTATTGGATTTGGCCTGAAAATATTTGTCCTGAGTTCTCCTTGTAGCCCGCCACAAATTTAATTGTTTTAAACTCATTTCGGCGTAATTTATTACTGGTTTCGTCATTGAGGTTATATATTGTGAAAACACCCGTAGCCGGATAGGAGTGTTCAGCTCTGTTGATATTAAATATAATTTTCAGGTTTGATAAATCTATTTTTTCACCCTTTTCGTCTACAACGATAAGGTGACATTCTCTTATCCATTGTTTTGACATAATTCACCTAATTAACAGAAACAAAAAAACCGCAATTAAGCGGCACGTGTAACAAATCATGGGAAGTTAAAGGTTGTGGCTATAAAACTGCATCGGAATAAGATTCTATAAATGACAAAGGGCACCATCGCTGGCACCCATTCACAGGAACGGTGGGCTTGTCATCGCCTTTTTACCGTACCTGGCTTCCTTGTTCCCAAGAAGTCTCACAAGTCCCCGAAGGGTACATAAGATTGCTCCTTCTTTATTATCTAAAACCTTTACTGCCGCCAAAGTAGGATATTCAAGATATATTTTATTGCGGTCAAAAGATATAGCCATACTCGTTACTTGGCTTAAATTTTCCTATAACTAATTTAAACAAATGTATTATCCTTCATTTTTACCAAGTTAACTTACTACAAAGTATAATCTATCCTCCTTGCCAAGATTATTCCTGTAAGGTTTCTGCTGATTTATATCGCCATAAAAGACTAATGAACCATTAAAACCAAGATGACAATATTGTTCAAGCAGATTAACCCCAAAAACCAGCGGCAAGCCATTGATTATTGGCTCACTGTCTAGTGTCATAATATCCAGGATCCAACCTGCAATATCACGCCACATCAAACGCATTTTATAGTTAATTCCATTTAGCTGAACATCAAATTGCTGATTTTTAGGTGATAAAGGAATTTCTACAATCCCAACCATTTTTTACCTCGTTCTATAACAAAGTCAAGAATTCTTTGTGGTAATGACGGCTTCACCGTGACTTTGGTTCCGACATTAACCACAGGTGCAGTATCTTCAGAATGTTTCATATTTTCCGCCGGCGCGGTTTTATTCGGCGATGTTTCAACAATCATCACTTCACGTAAAGTTAAAGTGACTGACAGAACGTTTTCACTGGTTTGATCCGTCGTAACACTTATATTTTGAATTAACATGTTGTTGTATAAACGTTTCCCTGTCGCAACATCAAAAGGTTTATATGATGATTTTAGATCAAGCAGCTGTTGATATACCGCGCGCGGGTTGGTTCCCAAGCTCAACCCGGTAGCAATATCAAATACTTTTGTGGTATCCACAACATCAAGCAACGAACCACCACCAGCAAAACCTAAGCTCATTGTCACTTCTGATGGTGAGTCATAAGCATGATCACTGATTGTCGCCCCTTGCTGGACCGGGTGATCTGTTATATTAGATGTATCCGTATGGTTTTCTGAAATAACAACACTCGGTACAATGACACCTATTTTTCTCGTTTGCTGAGAAAACATGACTGATAATATATCCATTGTTATCTCACCTGTGTTTGCATATTTCTAAGTAGCATACTGTGAGTGCGTTCTACTGTTTCCCCGGTCAGTCTTGCTGCCTCTCTGGGAGATTCAACGCCGTTAACCTCAATATGATAATTTACTTCCCCTATCCCCCTCACATTATTGCCAGTGGGTATTGGCGCGTGCAGCAGTAAATGAGGAGTCAGTATCTGATGATTCATCATATTATTGATATTTGTCACCGCACCACTGATCATTCGGGGATCAATCGAAATATTTTTCAAAGAATGAGCGACATTATGCAGATGTCCAACCAATTTTGAGGGTTTATTCGCTGGCGGTGGCACTCCGGTAATTGCTGCCCTGATAAGTTCGGGTGAATAAGGATTGCCACCACTTTCCACTACCATCATGCTATCAATTAGCCTTTGCATCACATCAGGATCAGTGAGATCGAGGAACGTATTCTTAGAAACTCCCATCATTTTAGACACGTTGGCAATATAATCTTCCGTCTTATTACCATCTTTTGATGGTGCCCATGTTGGGATAATACTTGCAATGGTCTGTAGCTTTTTTCCGGTAGTTTGACCACGAAAATAACGTCTCAACTGATGGGCTGTACCTTTTAATCCACTGTATGCATCTGGATACTTAGCAAATCTGGGTTTTGGGCTATCTTCAAGTACTGCCCCTGTCTGATGTGCAAAGTTCATATTTAATGGATTATTATTCCGTACCCCTCTGGAAGACATTATTTTCTTCAGTTTTGCCCCTGTAAGCTCACTGTTAAAAACGTTCATCGACTGATTAGCTGTAGCTATTAAACCATGATGAGCATCATGCTGTTTAGCAACATCAGTCCTAAGATGATCTTTATTTAGTGGCTTATTCTTTCGTTTCTTTTTCGTTTTACTTAATTGGTCTGATACTTTACCAAGAATACCATCAGTAACTATTGTGTTGTGTCCTTTGTCGATTATGGTTTTCCTGACATCAAGTTGTTCCTGGTATTTTTCATACTTATCTTTGCTGAAAAACAGTGCCCAGTCAGAAGCAATATAGAGCCCATGCGTTGACATCCAGCTATCAAGTTGCTCAGATGTTATAAGTGGTTTTTTATTTGCTTCATATTCTCTTTGCCGCCGCATTAGAGTTTCACCCACGTTTTCGTGATTTCTTTTTGCTTCTTCCTGTAATGCATTTAACCGATTATTCAAATCAAAGAGTATACCCAGAGTGATTTTTCTTCCTGTGAATTTCCACAATTCATTCAGTGTCGCCAATAAACCTTTCGCTGAGATTTCCCCTTTGTCTAACCATTTAACTAATTCCTCAACTGCATTAAATATGTCATCACTATCGAGTATGCCCGTGGATTGACCAGCACAATCCATTGGTGTTTTTAATAACTGTTCACTTATCAATGAGACTAAAGAAGCCGTATTACAATGGTTGCTATTTGTATCACTGGCCTGAATATCCATGTTGGGCAAAAGCCCCTCAACATTTCCCGCAGCCTGGCTGATACCACTATCAATAGATTTAATTTTCTCAGTCGTTACGCCTATTTTCTGCAATTGCCCACCGAGCTTATCCAAGCCGTTAGCGATTTGAGTGATAAAATTAACCACAGCTAATGTTGCGTTTTCAATTTCCGCCCGCATTTTGAGAACGTTAGACGTGACTTCGGTGATAACAGCCATGAATTTACGCTGCCCCACCTCATCAATATCAAACCTAAGTGACACCAGGAAATCTTCAATTGTTTCAGGGTTATTGCTCACTTCGCCACCTCTCTATCATGGCCTCATTTTCCGATTTAACGTCAAGGGCATCATTCATCAGTGCAATATCAGCCAGGTCAAGAACGCCATCTTTTAAAGATTCATAGCGGCACATACCCGCAATGACCGGGCGTAACAGGTAATCACGCCCCTCCGGTAAGGTTTCAAAATTTAAGCTGGCTCGTCCTGAGATTACACTGCGCTCTCTAATGGGGCGGGAAAAAAATTTCCCAGTGAGTCTCTGACAATAAAACCCACAATTTTCAGCAGCTCTAAGCCATTGATGTCATCGAACATCAATACCTGACCATTAGATTCATAAATTTTGCTCCAGATACCATTCTGTTCACGGGAAACCACTGATAAGCAAATATCATTAATTTCATGTCGGTTGGATTTTCCCAGCGCATTGATTGATTCAACCAGATAAGGGAGCAATTCTTCAAAACCGGTCTCATTTTCATCATTTCTGGCTGTAACAAGCTTTTTCATGAGCGGTCCAAGTGCCGGAATGGCCGGCGCCAAAGCCACTGCCAGATCCTGTTGCTGAAAAGCGTTTAGCTTGCCGCCGCGATACTTTTTACCGTCAATTTCAAATTCCATAATCCCCCCTTAAAACTTATCCGCAAAATCGCTCAAGCCACCGAAATATAAGTCCAATGCTGGCTTGAGCGTTGTTTCAGCGTCTATGAAGTCAGCTTGTTAGAATGTGCCTAACATGATGTCGATTTTTCCGCAATCAAATACCCAGGCAACGGTATTGCCGGCTTTGGCATTCTGCAAATCCGGCTGCTTCTGAAATGCAACAGAACGGGCAACAGCCGTGTCGTTACTCTGCTTATTACGAATCACAATCACGTTATTGCCCCATGCCGCCGATGAAAGCGATTGTGTACTCAGCATCGCGTTCAGTTTGGCATTTACCGGGCTGGTTTTAAGTAAATTAACGGTGATGGTGCCAGATTTGGACGCATGCAATGAATGCATCACTTCACCGTCTGCCCCTGTGGTCATGGTGTTTTTGCTGTCTGACATTGTGACGGTGATACCCTCATCAGAGAGGGCTGCGCCGTTGCCAAGATCAAAAGAACCGCCGACTCCGGTAATAGATGCGGAGACATCAAGAAAAGAATATGTAGCCATTTTCAACCCTTATCTGTTTACATTAATAATGACATCAGCGTAGTGAACAGCCCCTGCTAATTTGATAGCACACTGGATAACCGGTGCTTTGCGGGCTTCCCTATCCGCCTGCGCTTGTGTCGCAATGGGTGGCGCGTAAACGTAATAACCTTTTGTTAATGTCGCACCGGTATTCAATGCACCAAAAGGATCGCCCCCCCATACACCATGAGCGATCAATCCATTGGTCACCGCTTGATCAAGTGACTGTTCAACATTGGTAATCAGACGCGTGACACCTTCATCAGTCTGTGGGATCTTGCTGGTACTGGTGTAAAGCAAGTTATAAAGATTGTTTTGAACGTAATTCTGTAACCAATCCAGGCTGTGGCGCTCGTCAATAAAATCGCCGTTTGCCATGACGCCTTCCTGAATAATGGCCGTGTCGTTGTTGTATTTAACAAAAACGTTGCCGTTTTTCTTCTTCAAGGCGTTAGCTTGAGTTGCTGTCAGGCTTTCCGCCGTCACAGCCGGTTCCTGTTTGAATTTCAGGGTAATGGTGGTGTTATTGCCATTGAAATTGACGGTAAACATCCGTCCCATCAGAGATGCGGCGGTATACGGTTTACCGGATGAATATTGCCAGAGCGTACGCTGATAGTTTCCGCCTTTCAGTTGTGATCCGATATCGGTAGCAACATCAGCCTCCAATGCGTCTATTTTCTGTACTGTATGCCCATAGATACGAGAAACAGACGCGGATTCGATGTAGTCGGCAACAGACAAAATATCTTTATCTGTCAGCGTGTCATCAGCAATAACCAGCCCGTACCAACCACTGGACAGCGCTCCTAATGTTGCCACCGCCTCAGCAATCGTTTCTGCTTTAGTCGGTTCGGTCACCATAGCGCCAGAAATTTCGTCCAGTTTTAACAGTTCACCAATATAAGTTCCGGTCGTTGCCGGTAAGATATAATCCATAGCGCCCGAAGAATGCGGTACGATGGTGAAACGTGAAGATGCCATGTCATAAGTGACCGAACAATCTTTCAACTTATCCTCTACCCGTTGGGCAACGCCATTAAGATTCGTCTCTTTACTCAAATCAATGCCGCTGCATATCACCTCTTTACCATTAATCATTAATTTAAAAGAGCCATCCGTCACAGCAGTAAACTTACTGATCATTTGCTGTTGCTTGTTTAATATTGCACTCTGCAAAGAGGAAATAACGTTGTCTTTAGCCCATCGACCGATATACAAATCCACCGGGCGTGGCGACTGGGAGTAATAAAGCGCTGCGGCCTGATATTCCGGTGAAGTCAGGCCAAAATCAGTACCGACACCATCAATATCGGAATACAGACGTAAACGTTCTTGAGTGTTGATCACGTTGCTTGCGCCGACTATCAGTAACGCACCAAAGTTCCGGGACTGGGCCGCATGAGGAGCCATATTCAACGTGACATTGATAATGTTTGAAACAGGTAAACCCTGCATAATTTAATCTCCAAAGAATTTGACAGGCGCTTCCACCAGTGATTTAACACCGTATTCACGCACTACTTTTCGCCGCAAGGTGATCGTCATGTCATAACAACGCACCCACTGGTTATTGATAAGTTCAGGTAAAGCAGTCAGCTGGCTGGATTTATCTACTGAGAGGCCGAAACGTCCCAATTCGTCATTGTTCTGACTGACCGCCAGTCCATCACGAAAACAGGTGCCGTATCGTTGGCAGTTCGGGCCATAAAATGAAACCAGGCATTCGATTTCTTCATGACGCCATAATTCAGTACTTTCTTCGGTCTGGTTCTCAAAAGCAGGCGTAACATCCGAAATAAAAGCCATAATGCCAAAGTCACACCCGTCATCATCCACCGGTAACGGTGGCGATTCTACGGATGTCCATCGGGAACGCACTTTATCGTCAGGTAAACCAGAGACACCACTCACCCAACAACTCAGTGTGTGCTCCAGTTCTTCATCGTACTCAGGCCCAGGAGTGACAGACGTTAACCAACCAGCTTTATCACTACCGTTGCTCATCAAAAACACCTCCATCAAACAGCAATAACCCACCATGTGCCTGGGTAAACCAAGCGCAATGCAAGCTCCGTTCCCAGTAGCGGGTTATGATTGATTTAACAGGGATACCGACCGCAAAAATAAGGAAATAGGCGTAAGCGATTCGCGGTGGCAAATACGAAAAAGGCCGCAACAAAGTGCGACCTTGACAATTGTTATTTAAATTTTCATTTCTATCGGTACATAATAGCAGATGCTGCAAGAGCCGAATGAAATAAGCCCCGATAAGAATATCGGGGCTTATTAGCTTTAGCGCTTATTCGCAACTTTAACTGATTAGTACACTACCATAGCTTTTTGCGTACGCGTAAGCTTTTTGTGCTCTCGTATTTCATCATCCATTTCTAACTTAATATCGAGCATAGCCAGACATCCCTGTACAAAACTTTCTCCCTTTTGTAACCGGGAACGCACTTCAATATCCGATACTTCAAGTAAACGCGCTATAGACCGTTTGGAAAGCCCTAAAGCGTAGTACATAAATAAAACTTCAATTTCTTCAGACTTATCTACCGTTTGCAGCTTTGCTATACAAGCATCAATGATCAAGCCATCGTTATCACAGCAGGAAGGACGCAATGGACGAGTTGACGTAATCAGCCCTTTAAATCCAGCAGCGATTGGTGGCCAATTGACACCTGTGTCATCATCAACCCAACCGCCCCAACGCTCTAAAACTTGTTGAATATTGCGCATACATTTTGACCTTTTAACTTTTAGTAACAAATAGTAGTAAAAATTATTTTCGGAATGGTCTCATGCATCCATGCATTCGGTATTATAACAAACTCCTCATTCTCTATTTCTGTATTTCTGTATTTCTGTATTTCTGTATTTCTTTGTTGCTTAACCACATCGTTTAAATACATCCTCTTACTGAATTTATTAAATGAAAATACTAAACACCCCTATTCCGACCAGGCTTAACTTAGAGGTAAACTCAGAGCATCGTTGTTAATCCAGATGTCTATAAGGTGTTTTTCTTCCTCATCTAAATATTTCTTATTTAACTTTATAAGCTTCTCTTAATCCTCTAATATACCTTCTCTGAAAACACTCAGAACCTAAAACAACACGAATATTCTTTACTGTTTCTCGAAAATCTTCAAACAACAT